CAATACTAATGTGTCAGTAGGTATGTCTGCTACATGGTCACGTCCATTAGATAAAGAACAGATAGAACTATGTAAAAATGCAGCCAAACTACACAACGAATACCGTGCACAGTTGACTGCCAATAAAAGATTAGATTTTGAGATAGCTAGATTAAAAAATTGCGGAGAGTTAATGAAAGCTGGTATAGTTTTCCATCCTAAATCTCCTTATCATGCTGTATGTGCTGACGTTATGTTAGTCAACCCACCTGGTGTGGTAGGTCAGCATACACATTCTATCGACGTTTCTTCACAGGGGGTAGACCTCTCTTCTGCCGATACTGGTTCGCTTGAACATCAGAACGAGAAAGATGGACGTTCTTCCTTCCTAGGATTGCGTTGGCCTTGGTCAAAACCTTCTTTATCGCAGGACGAAACACCCTCAGGAGCAAATCAGCTAAAGGTTTTGCAAGTAGGGCAGATGCACCCGCAACCGTAGCTATCACTGCGGTGGTCGTTGCTACCTGAGCACTTGGTAGATACTGTTCGACTGCTCCTATATCCTCATACAATATCACACAGATACCGTCTCTGAGTTCATACCCAGAGACTTTTTCTTTTTGGTTCTGTGCTACATCACCAATCCTAGGTTGGTTAGGTGCAGGACATTCTACTTCTGTATTGACATTAGTTGTGTCAGGAACCTCTGGAGCACCTGGTGGATCTGGTGGTGGTTGCACATCAGGTGGTGGAAGTTCTTGTATTATAGTTAACTGCTCTGGTTCATAGTTCATCGCATCGTATGATGGAACCTCACCATCACACAAGGTCATAACCTTAGAGGAGTCATCCTCTGGTAAATTCTGTGCGTTCCTATCATCTGGATGTGCTTCGACACAACCAGGAATATTCACTATAGGTCTTCCAATATATTCTGTAGTGCGTGGATGACCTGGTGCTAGAGGTGTTGGTAGATCATAGTTAAGGACATCAATGTTAGGAATTTGTAAGTTCCTTACAGTGACATCATCTACATGTATGTTAGGGATTCCCACGGGACTTCAACGGGTTTAGGTTTAAATGCATCTGGGCATGGTACATTATATTTAACTGTCTCAGGTAAACTCTGAGGTGTACTCCTTACAAAACAGTTCACAGAGTATCTAGTTCCAGACTGTATCTCTTCTACTTCATGCACCCAAAAGTAATCTGCTGGCCATATCATTATATCTCCCTTGCCTAATCTTATCTTATGCTTACCACCCCAGAAAGAAAAATCTCCTCCTGTATATTCATCACTTAAATTAATTGTGCAACTACCATAGACACATGGGTCATGATCTGTATGTGGATGTATCCATGCTCCTTTCTCATACTTCATGATGCGATACTTATGTGGATAGAGAAGAGACAATCTTCTCATGACATGGAATGCTTCAAAGGTATCAAGGTAGTCTTGGTACTCACATATAATTTTCTCTATAGATTTATGAACCAAATTAAAAGCCTCCTTCCTAAAGGTAGGAGACTTTACAGTGAATGTAGATAGAATATTCTCTCCTGTAAATGCATGAGGACAACGTTCCTGAGCTGCTTCTGCAGGTGAGTTTTCAAAATCATCTATAATTATTTGACATTCTTCATCAGATAAAAAACCTTTCTTTAAGTATATAAGGTCAGTTAAATTAATCATTCCCAATATTCATCCAATACATCAAGTACATTATTTAGAATCATCTGTGCAGCTGCACGTTCATTATCATCCCAGTGGGGATACCATTGATGTCTATGTAGACCGTCCTTCATACGCATGACTTTCGCCAACATCTGCACCTTGTTCAACCTTCCATTCACGATAAAGTTCTGTTCGCTTGATGTTATGTAGGTAGTCTAGGACGTGATTGCGGACTTCCATCAGCTCATCAAAACATTTCTGGTTGTGTGCACAACCTCTGAGTGTGTGATCTGCCTTGTAGACGGACTCTAGAAAGAGACACAATGCTCTTTCTAATCTCTCGTCTCTAGTCTCCTCTCGATCAATAGAGTTCTGATCTTTAGAGGCCACTTGGTGGTAGTGGTAATGCAGGACCTGTTATTTCTGGAACCGAATTACTAATTGCTCCACCAAGTGCACCAGAGACTTGCTCCATGACTTGAGACTTGACGCTATCAATAATTTTTCCTCTGTTGGCGTATAGAGATACCCCACCAATAACAACGGTAAGAGATACAACACCACTCGATATTGCGATCGCATTTATAATTTTTTGCATTTTGTTTATGATGTAATTTTAACTGCAGGAACTTCCAACTTAATAGTTTGTGTAGGTGCTGCTTGAGATGCTTTTTCTATGAGCATTTCCATATCCTTTTTAGATATGTTAGGTGCATCACCACCGTTACCATTCTTTTTCTTACCTCCCGCTTGGATGCCGAAAGTAGCTGTGACCCCTGTAAATACAGAAGCTATAAAAGTTGGATCAATTTTATCTTGTTCCCAACCTGGTATAGTAACATAATTTAATGTCAATATTCCACCAGACCAGACCAAGATACCAAGTCTAACAAATGTAGATAGGATAGCAAGTTGCTCCTCCTTATCATCCATGTGTTCCTTGAGTTTGCCGAGAGGACCTTTTGGTTTCTCCTCTCCCTTCTTTGCTTCAGTCATTTTATTAATGTGACTGACTCTATGTAGCTACTTTACCACGTAAGGTGTTAAACTGTCAAGGCTTGCTTTCATGATGCCCTTGAGTTTACCATAATCCTCATTGAGTGCAGAGTTAATTCCGTCCATAACTATCTTCTCTTGCTCTGGTAGATCTCCTAGTGCATCATGCACTGTGGATATACTATTACCATGCAGTATAGTCTCGTAGTTTCCAAATGTTTTTGAATTAAATTTAGAGAACAATGATGGATCCCAATGATATATCATGTTAAAGAACCCACTCTCCTGTTGATATACTTCACCGTTCATTACTATAGTCTGACCATCCCACTTCTTAGCACCTACAGCTTCTGCTGCAGCATCTGGACGATCAAACTTTGTCATCTCATTTAGAATATTAATTGCTTTGATAGGATTTGAGCAGAAGATGACAGTCTTATCTACTGATGATAATCTAATTACGTTCTTCTTATCGTTGATTGGTTGTGCAGCAACAGTAGGGTATATAAATCCACCAAATACTTTAGTCTTTGGTAATGAGTAATCACTCATGTCATCATAAAAAACTGCTGTACCACGAATGAGTACAACAGGTAGTCGACTACTCTTACAAATCATATAGTGTAGTCTGGACTGCCTTATATTTTGAGTGTATGATATAAATTTATGTCCACCCTCTACACACCACTTCTCACAAAAAGATTTTACTGCAGGTGATGTGCCAACGTAATGTACCGTTGCTTTATGACTTGGGAAACCAATGTCAAATGTTTTTAATGCTGATGCAGCAGTAGAGGGTACAGCATCCTGATCTGCCTTTACTACTATATGTGGTAACCAATCCATTGCACAACTTTTTTAGTTATTTATGCTCCGTCGTCATGATCCCAGAATGGTCTCATGTCATCTGGTTTTTGAGGAACCATAAGATACTTATTACCATCTGGTTTGACGACCAATATAGGTTCACCACTCTCTGCTAGTGCAGCATAGTGGTCTTCCTTACGTTTAAGTTCTTCTTCTTTAATTTCAATCATTGGATTACCCTCCAAAAATCTCCTTCATTAAAATATGTTGGACGTTTAAGAGACACTCTAGTCGATGGAACCGTACATGTCAAGCTCGTTGTCTGACCTAACCATAGCATTGGTTTAGAAACAGGTTGTCTCATAAAATGACAGTCAATGATAGATGACTTGATGCCAATCCTCCTTCTATTTTCTGGTTGCTGTTCCCATACATCATACTCTAGAGTAACTCTAGGTAAGTCATCACTTGGAAATACTCCGTGTATATAGTAAGGTTTATGTGTTAAAAATGAACCTTCTACTGGAACTGTATAAACCGCTTCAGTTGGAGGGAAATTTCTTAGTTCATTTTCGTGTTTGCCCACATAACAATCTAGGAGAACACTAGGGTTGAGGTGATTATTTAAGAACGTGGTAGCAGTGCATGATGGATACCTCATCTCTGCAGTCCTCATCCTATGATGCTCATCATGACTAGCATGTAGTGCTATCATCTGAGTTGAAGTGTCCATGATATGAAACCACCATTCAAATCCTATGGTTCTAGGGTACTCATCTGATAGATAAAAATCAAATGAGTCTTGAATATATTTCTCAAGACTATTCTCAGGCTCATCATGAAGACCCAACCAATAATTTCCTTGGAAATCTCTCAGCATTTCTACTTCATTTTTGAGATAAACTATTGAAGATGGATCTAAAATGTTCTTATAATAATTCATCTAATATCTACATCAATCATTCTAGTCGTCCTTCTTCTTGGTGCTTCAGTTCCTACTCTAGTCTGCTCCTCCTCTCTGGGTTCGATTAATCCTATGACGTACTGCATATCCTGTCCACCATAAGTGTTACCACAAACATAGGTTTGATTGTCACAACCACACATCCTGTAATCATGTTCATGTTTAGATTGTATTGTGTTGTTGCATTTAGTGCAAGTTACTGTTGTCATCTCTTTGTTCTATATCGACAAATAAAAAGATCATGTCTTGATTAGAATAGTTATAACCTTCATGGACATAATCCATAACATCATATATCTGAGGTTCTCCCTCTTTCCACGAAACTTTTTCTCCTTTCCATATCATGTAACAACATTTATCACATGGTATATGCAATGGTATCTGTATTCTTCTATATTTTTTACCATAAACAGGAGGATCTTTATGAGGTCCTAGTTTCGTACCTCCCTCAAAGACAGATACAGTTGCTAGGATAATTTCATCACTATCTAAAATTTTTGCTGCTCTCTCATCTCTAACAACTGAACGTCGTACTCCACCACCACATTCGTTAGATGCTTTTAGCCAGCAGAAATATATATCCTTGTTAGAATAACCAACAGCAGTAGGTGCTCGTCGTAAGGGAAAATCTGTTCTTGCTGCCCATTCATAAAGATAATCTATATCAGTCTGGTACATCCCACTCACCTAACACCATGATACTTGGATCTTCGTCTTCAATCCATTCATGCCACTCCATATACAATGCAAACATTGCATCATAATCTTTCTCTGCCACAAGTTTATCACTACGATCTTGCATCCAAGAAAGTATATTATCTACTTGTTTTTTTAACTCAGGTGGTGCGTTCTTCATTGTAATAATCTTTTTTCATATAGCGTCCTAAGATGTTTGAGTTGTAGTAGTTCTCATCCTCACTTAGAACATTATTAAGGAAGAGTTGACGGGTCTCTTCATAGTTAACCCATCCTTTTGTATTATGTAGTGAAATTATTTCTCTTTTGAATATTCCTTTGCCAAATTCTTTAACGTCTCGTTTAAGTTCGTCAGAGCTTCCGTAATACCGCTTCCAGTCAGACTCTGACGTAACACGTCGCTTGCTTCCTTTAGGTTTTCGTTTCTGGTAGAAATATTTTCTCCCAATGTATTGCCTACCGTTCTGTGTATTTGTAATCCTGTAGACAAAACCGAAGAAGTTGCCAATATCATCAGAAGTGAAAGGTTTACCTTCATATAACCAGGCGTTTTCGTAAACTCCTCCTTCAACCATTTCATAATTTTCATTCTCCTTTATATAGGGTCATACCCTCATGCCAATACTTGAAACTAAATGGTGGCCACTGTGCATAACCATAGTCAGTGTTACCAATTGCTTTGTCCCAACTCATATTAATAGATGTATCTAAAAATTTACAGAAGGTTTCGTCAGTAGAGATCAAACTCTTAGCATAGTCCCAGAAGGGTGTGTCGTATTTAGATCCGAACTGGTAGTGCCAGAGTATAAAGTTTTGAACTCTTTTAATATACTTCTTAATGTTAGGTCTCGTTCCATTTATTATAGCACTATAAATCTCTCTTGTCCAGTGGAGGTATGCTTCGATAGCGGTGCTTTCTAATGGTTCTAAGAAAAATAATTTATTACCCTGTAAGAATATCCTATCATCTATGATAGGTTCACGTGCAACGTATGATTCAAATGTCAAATGTTTAGTGACCTCTACGTCAAAAAATTCCTGAAAATTTTTTTCTGCTTCAGATGTATTTGTAATTTCATTATTGTAAATGTAACCAACTGAACCTTCATGCGATGGGGATGATGGATCCATGGGTATAACAAATGTCCAACCATCAGGTGTTGCAACACACCTAGTGTACAGTACATCTTTAGTATTCCATTTTGGTTTACCGAGAACAGCAGCGTTAACAGGGCTGATTAATTTAACACGATCATCTGGTGTGCCACCTCTAGCATCAATAACATAATCAGCATCTACATCTTTAGGATCTACATCAGCTTCAGTAACTTTAAATCTTCCAGACTTTAAAATATAATCTTGCATTTCATGCGGACAAAAATGCATAGCCATATTCTCTGCAGGAAATGGTGACATAACAAAATCATTTACCTTACCCCACCCCTCATATAAAAAACCTGTCTTGGGTGTAGCATGTACTGGATTGTTATACCAATTAAATTGTCTAGTATTATGTAATAGTTTTAGTGCACCTGGTATGGTTGCTTGTCCTACAGTTACTGGTGGTATGTGGGGATTATATATTAACTCTACGTCTAATTCTTTTGCATACCATGATAAGTATAGGGCGGTGAAACAACCTGCATTACCTGCACCTATGATGCTAACTTTCAATCTGCATACCCATCATCATCGTCACCACTATACCATTGCTCTCCTTCACTGTCAATGTATGCAGATGCGTCTGCGTATACCTCTGATTTAATTTCTGCTAGTAAATCTTCTAAGTCTGATATCAATCTCTTTAACCTGTTTCTCTCCATAAAAAATCCCCGATTACATTATGTAGTCGGGGACTAAATTAGAGTACCGTTAACTCTGTGAAGCGAACTTACGTTTTACTTTGATACCACGATACATTAGATCGAAGTTTCTCTGTTGTGCTTCCGCTTGTACCA